TATCAGAATGTCGAAGCGAAGACGGGGGTCCCCTGGTGGTGGATCGGACCTACTCATTTTCGTGAAGCGGATTGTGACTTCTCTACCCAGCTCGCGCAAGGGGACCCGCTCAACAAAGTCTCGACCCACGTCCCGAAAGGGCAAGGGCCCTACTACGGGCAAGACGCCTGGGACAGGGCGGCGATAATCGCGCTCGAGGACCACGGACTCGACGATGTGGAGGATTGGCGGCTAGAGAAGGCCGCGTTTTGGTGGGAGTCCTATAATGGATGGGGTTACAGGCTCCACGGGAGCCCCTCGGCCTATGTGTACGCTGGGACTAACATCTACACGAGCGGGTTCTATGTGGCCGATGGCCAGTGGAGTAGCGGGGCTCGTGACTCACGGGTGGGCTGTATGCCTGTACTCAAATGTCTCCTCGAGCTAGACAACACGATCTACATCCAGCGAGAAGCGGCGGACGATGCACTGCCTCCGGTCTACGTAGGAAATCCCCCTCACATCGAGCCTCCGGGACCGGAGGAACCTCCCCCCGTCCAAGTGGACGGGAAGACTGAGATTAAGATCGTTATCGAGGACGGAAAGGTTACAGTTTACATCAACGGTACGGCTATCACATGAAGTACCTTGGACCCCTAATAGCCTTTATCATAGCCGTTGGAATAGCCTTCTTCCTGATGCTCGTTGTCAGTGATCAAAGCCCGGGCGAGGGCGTTCCGCCCCTCAAACCGACCAAGTACGATAAGAAACTCGATCGACTCGACCGGCGCGGGGTAGAGGCCGCATACACTGCCCGCGTCGGACTCCTATTCCAGAACTGGATGACTGACACCAATCAGGCAAGTCAAGATCGAGCCCTCCGGGGGCACCGCAACGCTCGTGAGATCTACATCAAGGTCATGAGTGGCATTGACGAGCGTGATCCCGGCGGGGCTACTCTCGAGGATCAGCTCGCCCGGTGAGTCGGGCCTCCCGCGACGCGGGCTTGTAGCCCACTGTGCCCTCATCCGACTGCAGCTCGAACATCCTTCCCCGGACCATCATCTCGATGACCTTCATGATGGAATGGGCAGGCACGCGCTCGCGCAGGAAGTGGACTATGCGGTGTTCCGAGATGGGCTTTTTCTCCTTGCCGTATAGGGTCCACACGTAGTTCCAGGTCTCCTCCATCGCGTTGGAGTCCCCGCCCGACACCATTGATTTGAAGATGTCTGGCATATATTGCTCAGCTTCCATCAACCAATTGAGGGCCTGGGCATAGTCCTCGATCTCGATTATCTTGTTGCCCCGTCGCGCGATGCTGGAGATCATGCACAGTTTCAGGAGGTGGGCGGTTCTCCGGGAGTTGTAGTACTGGAGCTTAGAGTGTTCAGGTTCGGGTTTGCAACCGCCTCTGATCCAGGCCTTGATTGCAGCTGCGGCGGGAGTGGTGAAGGACATTTGACCGTACTCGAGCGCGATAGTTTTAAGATCATGGAGAAGATCAGCGTGCAGGCGACCTGCGGTGGGGCCAAGTCCCTCATCGAGGAAAGGGTCTCGACTGACTCGCTCACCTGAATATATGAGCAGGGTGCGGGAAATGAACCCTTGATCCCAAGCTCCCGTAGGCATGACTTCATTAAGATATGCAGGAGTACACGCTCCCAAAAGATTAATCTGTGGAGCTTTAATCTTGATCCTAAGATCTTTCCCTCGTCGCTTCTGATCGACTGTAAATCCATCGTAGATATCCGTTAGGTTGTTCATCAGCGAAGTCTCCCAGCCAGGGATAAGCACCCCAAGTTCTCGGGAGACCACTGTGAGTGAGTGAAACTCGTCAAAGGGCGGGTTACCACCCAGGATGATGACCCTTCTAACTGACTCGTTCAGGGCATCGATCATGCTGGCCGTGGTCATGTCCGAGGGGCCAACGTGGATCTCAGGGACATCTCGCATCATGGCCTCGGCGGGATGCATAGCCACGCCCTTGCCAATGCCAGGAGGACCTACCAATAGAACATAGAGGTTCGGATAGAGCGCGGACCCCATGGTCCTCACCCACACTCTACGTTCCATTGCAGCGGCAACGAAGAAGATCGCAACCCACTTGCGAAACAATGCCGGAGATGGCAGAATTTCAGTGAACTCTTCGTAGGACTCGATCCAGTTGCCTAGCCTTCGGATGCCTGCGGGGGGTGCCACTTGGAAAGCCCATTCGGGTTATCAGCAGTTTTCTTACCCCAATTCCATCCGACTTGCACTTCCACAGGCACTACGAACTCGCGGCCGCCCTCGAGTTCCAGGGGAACCCGCATCGCAGAAAGAACCCTCGGAATAACCTCATTTTCTTCGCCCTCCTTGTACTGTATAAGTATTGAGTCGTGCCCCTGCAACATGATCTGTACAATGTTCAGCCGCCATAGGGCCAACATAGCATGGTTCATCTCGTCCGCGGTCATCGACTGGCCCAGGTGGGCCACGGCCTGTTTCAGTGTATCACGCTCGTCGCGCTTGCCGAAGAACCAGCGCTTACGCCCAAAGGGCGTCACCAAGTAACCCTTGTTCATTATTTCTTCTTTGACCCAGTCGTGGAGCTTGTGGATCGAGGGGAACGTGGAGAAGTAGAGCGCTTGGAAGTCTTTGATGATCGACTGCTCGATTTTGGTGTGCTTGGACATTTCGTACGGGGAACCAAGGTAATTAGTACCGTGGCCGAGCACCTTACACACATGGCGTAGAGTGTGATGCCGATAGTAGGGTTGCTCAGCGACCACGCGGTCCCTCTTGAGGTCACCACTCCAGGGCAAGTCCGGTCGCGACATTCTGGCAACTGTAGTGTGTAGGTCCCCTGACTCACAAGCATCGAGATACGTCGGGTCTCTGAAGACATTGTAACACAGCGCTCCTATGTTACGGGAGTCGGCCTGTTCAAGGTCGATGTTGGCGAACTTCATTCCCCGATCAGCTACGAAGATACGGCGGAGGCGTTCCTCAATGTTTTGGAGATTTCCACCACTTCCAAAGTCATTGAGGCTAGAAGAAAATCTACCTGTTGTAGTTCCTGCGATGTTATAAGAAGTACGGAGTCGCCCGTCGGAGTCAATTTTCGTCTCAAGGACTCCAATCTTTTTACCAAAATCTCGTAGTGCGAGGATATGGTTAATAATTGGCTGAGAGATAAAATGTATCTGTAGTCGTTCAAGGGCGTCCCGGTTAACTGTGCGTACCATCTCTCCCCGTTCGTTTCGCTTTCGTACTTCAGGAAGTTTGAGTACATCATAGAGGAGAGCAGCAACATGGGAGTTAGAACGCCAAGCCTTAGTTTTTCCGCTGTCTCGGAAATTGGTGTATCCGACTCCATCGTGAACGATCCGATACAGGTTCCGCTGTAGGCGGTCAGTGTCACTTCGATACTGTTCGATAGCTCGTACTCGTTCGGTTTCATCGACAAGGACTCCACGGAGGTTCATTTCCAGCACCGGCGCCTGCAGAGCAAGCGATAGTGCATAAGTACTACCCGTAAGGTTATCGAGTTGGGGAAGGATGGCCTCGAGAACTTCAAGGGTCACGCAGCAGTCCAGGCCATTGTATATCCAGAGACGCTCGGTCTCGGATTTGGGCTCGCCGGGGCGAAGTAGATCAGTGCGGGTGGCCTTCATCGGTCTTTGAAGTGAGCGTTGAAGAACGCTCCCTTGGAGGGCGACAGCGCGAACGCGGCAAATTCATCGAGGGAACCCATGAAGTCGTAGCTCAACGACCCGCCCCGCTTGAACACCACTGTGATCGTGTCGGGGGACTTGTAGCCGATGGCAGAGATCGCGGAGCTGGCCACGGGAATGGTCAGTGAGTCGCTGTCCTTTGGGAAGGGCACGCCCAGATGCTCGGCCAGGGTGGCCATGAGCGAGGCCTCGCTGTCCTCGATGGCCTCTGTGGCCACTCCTGCCGCGATGCGGGCGAGGATACTGGGAATAGCCATGTCAGTCCTCCTTTTTGATCGTTCCCTTGTGTTTCAATCGGATACCGAGCTTCCATGCACTTTCGGATGTATAGATTGACCCGAGGTAGTCGAGTCCCTTAGGGGACTCTGGCATGAGTGCATGATGAAGAAGCATAGTATCGTGACGAGCATTAGTAACCGGAACCCCATAAGTCCTCCACAAGCGATGCATGTCGAACAGTCCGTTCTGGAACACCTTCTCGCACGGGCTTGCGAGGGCCTTCTTGACCCATTTCCACGCCGCGACCTCGGCCTCTTTCGAGCCCCAATAACGTCCTGAAGCGTTGCGGTGGTCCTCAAATGGCAGAACCAATGCCACGTCTATCGTAGGGGCAAACCCGATGCAGGTTATGACGTTCCCTCTGGTTTCGATGTCGACCGCCAGTCTTCTGGCGGGTAGAATGTGCTCGGAGTAGAACTGGTCGAGGTCCCCGAGGAGTGGCTCTGTGAAGATTGTTCGTTGGGGACGCCTAATCTCGGGATACTCGGACTCGCGTCGCGCCTTTTGAAGGTCGAGGATAGTGACGTGCCTTGCTTCGTATCCTCCCTGGAGGATGTAGGAGGGGTGGAAGGTTGGGATGCACTTTTTTCCTGCCAGTACGGGGGAACCTGCGACTGCCCCACGAAGTTTCGATATTCTACCGTCACGTAGTATTGCCCAGGCGGCAGTTCCCCCGAGACAGACAATGACATTCGGATTAGCTCGAGTAAGTTCTGCGTAAAGGCGGTCGAGTTCTGGGAGAAATTCATCGCGGATGTACTTGCCAGATGATAGCGGCGGGAGCGCATGACGGACCTCCTTGCGCGTAGCGCACAGATTTTCGATCTTGTTTGTCGGCCTGGGTCGTAGGTTGAAGACGTTTGTAAGAAAGCACTCCCTTCGCGCTATCCCGGCCTCGCCCAACATCGAGTTGAGCTGCCATCCCGCCGGGCCCACGAAGGGAGCACGTTCCCGCTCCTCGTGCTCTCCCCACGCTTCGCCCACGAGGGCTATCTTAAAATTGTCAGGCATTAGGTATGTACCATAGCCTCAGCTTTTCTCAGACGGCGGCTTTTTTCGAGCGCTTCACGAGCCAGGTTCGCATAGTCTTTATTGATCTCGAGCCCAAGCACATACTTAGCACCAAGGCTCTCAGCCGCTCGCAAGGAACTTCCACTACCACAGGTGGGATCGAGCATAATCGTATTCTCGTCACAGAGCATCCCGAAAAAGTGTCGCAGCATGGGCTCTGGCTTTTCGGACATATGCCTCTCTCGAACCGTTGGAGCGCTATAAGCGTTGGCAACAGCCCTAACAATTTTGCGGTCGCCCTTGGCCCCAAAGAGACATGTCTCATAGATTTGTCTGGGTCCACGTTCAGGGTCGGGGAGAATACCGGCTCCATCTGACTTCATCCATATCAGCGGTTGAGGATTGATGTCCCAGCCTATGTTCTCGAGCTGACGACAGGTCCATTCATACAGTCGCATATCGGCCTTCCGCATAGCAAACCAGAACATCAGGTGGCACGACGGGGCCGTCATAGTCTTGGTGGTGATCTCCAAGGCCATCATCAGTTTCTGCCACGCCTCGGGCGTGTCTTCATAGCCCCCATGGGCGCGAGCGCCTCCTTGGTTAAAGTCGTCCGCTCCTATTCCATAGGGAAAATCGCAGTGGATCAGGTTGAACCGCCACGGGCTGTCCCCGAGCGCCCAGTCGGTGAAGTCCGTCGTGAGGATCGACTCTGGCTCGACCTCGGGCCGTTCGCCTCCAAAGTGCTCGTGCAATCGACTGATGTTGGCTTCGTCTCGGCGCTCCCGCGCACGCTGAGCGATGCCCAAGGCCGTGGACAGCTTAGGAGCATCCGCAACCATTTTGTTGTCATCCATCTCCTCCGCAACCAGTATAAGTCTGTTGATGTGCTGCTTGGTAAAGCCTATTGCCTCGGCCGTATCCGCCTGGCTCCACGTAGGATCAGCGCGCAGCCGAAGGCTGTGCCACCGAGAGACAGCGTTGACCTGATCCTGCCAGGAGATATCCTGGCGCTTGATGTTCTCCTCAAGCTCGATCGCCTCCAGTTTGAGGGGGTCAAGTTCGTCCACGTACTGCACTGGGATCGCAGTCCATCCCAATCTGGTACAGGCCGTGTACCGGCGCTCGCCCGCGACGAGTTCAAAGTCCCGGGTAACCACGATAGGATGGATCAATCCCAGACGGTTGATCGAGTCCGCCAGCACGTCGATGTCGCTCAGTTCGCGCCGCTGCCGTTCGTCCCGCTTGACGTGGATGTCGCCAAGCGGAACCAAGTGAAATTGCCCTGAAGTCATGTGGCCTCCTATCTTTTGTGAAGCTTATCCCTCTGTTCACTCATGGAGATAAGCATACTTTGTGCTGTGTTACTGAACGCCGCAACTCTATCGGAGAAGAGCCGTCCCGACTCCAAGATGGAGTCTGCAAGAGCACTGGCCTCGGCGCGGATCGCTTCCGCGTGCGTGACCACGGCCTCTCCCATTTCCCGGATTTGATCAGCGGTCTCGATGCTTATCCTGTCTATCCCACGCGCGCTAAGCTCTCCAATCCTAAGTATATCAGGAGGGCCGCCGTTATTGCTACGAGTAAATTCCACAGGATCGCCCAAAGATGTCGCCTCATTTCGTTCCTCAGTCATTTGCGTGACTCCTTTCTGACTGTACGTACCGAAACATTTTGTTCCGATATGGCTCCAGTGCGATATTCCCCGCACCAGGTCTCGTTATTAATAAGAGGAAAGTTAGATGTAATCCGGCCCTCCTCGACTTTGGTTATAGCCGGAGGGTATCTGTGACAAGCTACGGCAACCTCATTGCCGATCTCCCTATGATAGAAACAGTCCTTGCAGGTTGGCACAAGTGCCTCCTTTGATGGCGGCCTGGGGACCACTTTCATGATGGTCCCCAGGCCCTCAACGCGCACGCTCGGGAGTCACGATACCTTAGACGTGCGCAGTCGAGTTCACGCGGTGGAAGATCCGCTTGCCGTCCTGAGACATTTCGTGCTTGACTTCTACCAGAAGCTCACGGTTCGGAACATCATCGAGCATCTGTTCAATACCCTTCGCATCGCCAGGGTTGGCGATACCAAGGGTGTTCTGGAGGAACTCCTTGATAATCGACTTGCTAACGTCGTTATCGATAATGTAGAAGTCCTGTTGCAGGGTCTTCCCAACGACCTGCTGCTCCGCGGCCTCGCGGGCGTCCACAGTATTACCAGCGGCAATGATCTTGTATTTGAACCGCAGATAATCAGTCTTCTTCTGCGAGGATTGGCCGTGCTCGGGCCGCCCATCGACCATGCAGTGGTATGTCCCCGTCGGGAAGGGTTTGGGTTGCTTGAACTCCGACGTGGGCATCTTGAGGATTTCTTCAAAGGACATCGCCATTTCCTGGCTCCTATGACCGGAGGGTTTCGAAGTACGTCGCCAGCCCGGTCTCAATTGGCAACGTAGGCAACATCTTGAACGCGGCGGGGTTAGCGAGGTCGATCATCGCCGTCGCCGCAGTTTGGATTTGTCTTTTGCCGCCCGGGCCCGTCTGGGCGAGAGCCACCGAATTGAAATACCTTGGGATTTGAGGCGAAAGAGCTGATCCAACTGCCGTAGGGTAGCCCTTCTTGGTGCCATCAGGGTTATCCACATATCTGACATGGCTAATGACAATAACGTTAGTTCTGAAAGACTCAGACGTGAGGAGGGCAAGGACGCCCTCAACAGCGTCCTGCGCGTCTTTATAGACAGCTCGAACGTCATACTTGCCATCCTTTGACTTAGGGACCAAAGGCTCACGAAAGCGAAAGGCCGCATCAGAAAGGAACGTCAGCGAGTCCAACACGAGGACACAGTCGGGGCCCCAGCCCGCGGGCGGACCAAGGTCCACGTTCCCGTACTTCCACAGATCAAGCATTCTAAGGGACTCGATGAAGGCCGTGGCCGAGCCATCCACGACGGTGCCAAAGGGACTGGCCTTGAGCTTGTCCCGCAGCGTGCGGAACTCGATGCTCTCGAGTCGATCGGGCGCTTCGCGTTTGACCACCTGAACGAGGGCGTCGAGGCCGTTATCCAGATCGAGTATTCTCAGCTTGTACTTTTTGACGAGTGATGCCAGAGCCCCGGTCTTACCGGACTTGGAGTCCCCTATAAGAAGGAGCTTTGTGAACTCCGACGATTGATGCTCTTTAAGTGACGGCATCGGGTGATCCCTCAATATCCAATACGATCTGTAGCTTGG